CGCTTCTTCATGCTCTCCTTACTCTCTACTTGCATCTTGCCAGAAGAGGTAAAGGTATAACGCGGCGACGCCAACTCGGCAAACAACTGTTCATCCTTCGGTATCTTAACGTCACGGTTCGCCAGCCACCCTTTGCATTTGAACCACAACTCGGCGCGTAGGTTGGCGTAAGTCCCTTTCATCGCGGGGCTTTCCGCAACGTTGATCCCCCGCGCTGGCAGACCCAGTTCGCGCAGCCGGTCCAGAACGCCAGCACCTAACCCGATGCTATCGACCAATATCTCTACTGGTTGCTCCGATGGTGGCAGCGCCTCAAACTCCGCCACGACCGCGCCGGTTAGTTGCATAAGGTCCAGACCTTTCCAAGTCTGTATCTCTTCAACAACTGGGCCTCTCCGCTTGGCGAGGGCGGAAGCATCCGAACCCATACGCGCAACGTCCAGGCCCCACACACTTCGCGTTTGCTTGGCGATCTTAATCTCGCGGTTCATGGCCCCGTCAATCAACTCAACAGGGATGACAGTATCTTCTTCACGCGGCGGGAAGTTACCAAGAACACGCACATGATAGGCGGGGCTATCCTCGCCGTACCGTAGCTGCATCTCCCGAACGAACGCATCGGATACGCGGGGACTATCAAGGCAGCTAACATGAAAGGTTTTCCATTCACCCTTCAATCGGTTGTGCGTATCGTAGAATAACCCGCTGTTTCGGGTAGGGTTGCCCAGAAGAAGCGTCGTCGCATTATGGCCCGACATAGAACCAGACGCAGCTTCATACACACTCTCTGGAATACCTGACGCCTCATCCGCAACGAGCAGCACGTTGTCGGCGTGGATACCTTGCAAGGCTTCGGGCGTTTCTGCGCGGCTCGTTCTGGCTGAGATAAACGCTTCACTTGACGCAGCCTTCAGTTCGATACGGTCGGCCTTCACCTCGATCAGAACCTTCAGTACTTCAGGTAGTTCATTCACCCATCGCTTCAGTTCCGCGAACATCGCATCGAACAACTGTGCAGATGTCGGCGCAGTGACGACAACCTTCACGGGATACCGCGTCAGGAAGTAATGCAGCATGGCCCAGCTTGCGGCGGTAGACTTACCTACACCGTGGCCTGACCTCACAGAGATACGACGGTTCCCAGAACTAATCGCTTTGAGAAACTCGATTTGCCAGGGGTCCGGTTTGGTTCGCAGAATGTCCCGCACGAACCCAACTGGATCATCACGATACTTCTTCAGAAACTCCAGAAAGAAGTTCGGTTCAGACTTCTGCATTTTTATCTCCCCTGATTACCCGTGCGATTGTCTGATGACTAACCGTGATACCATGACGCTTTGCTACGATAATAGCAATATCGCGGTAGCTATGGCCTTTAATGCGTGCGGCTTTCATTGTAATCAGCGCGTCCTGCGCGTTTGGCTCTGGGTGCAGCTTGGCCTTGCGGCCTACGCCTGTCTTCTTAAAGCCGAACGGCACTTTGCCACCGACATATCCGCCCTGCGAACTCTTCGCTCTCTTACCGGCGGTGACACGTTCTCTGATACGGCGGCGCTCTTCGCCTGAGAAGACAGCCATGATCTCTAGCATGAACCGTCCGTTAGGGTTGGCCTTGTCCATGACGTTGCCATAGCCATTGATGATGAGATTGATGTTCGCCGTCTCCCAGTCGGCAATCACGTTTAGCGCGTCCCGTGCGTCCCTGAACATACGGTCCAGCTTCGATACGATAACCGTATCGCCTGGCCGAAGAAACGCCAGCTTGCAGCCTTCTTCTCGGCGTAGCAGCGGAACACCGCCAGAGACGCCGCGCTCTTCGTAGATATGGTCCAGTTCCAAGTTGTGTGTAAGCACGATGCCTTGGATTTGGCGGGCTTGGTCATCGAGCGATGTGTTCTCGATCTGGTCTTCAGTCGAGACGCGAGTGTATCCATAAACAGCCAACGTATTTCTCCTCTTTTTGGTTGTTCATCGCTGTTACACTCTAATGTTACAACTTGGCAAGGGGAAAATTATACAATTTTTTTGGCTGGGAGGTGAAAAACATAGGGGGTACGGGGGAGGGGGTCACACCTCGATGTCTGTTTAGTACTACGCACACGCCCCCCGCGCAAGGCAGGGGCGGGGGGGGGTCTAATTAAAAGGCCATACGCCCCCCTATAGATAAAAAGGCAAGCAATCCCTAGGGTTTCAGACTGTAACATTGTATTAGTAAGCGGACAAAGTGGTTCAAAGGCGCACGAAAAGCGAAGCGCGGCGGTCTCTATCCACCACTACAAAGCGGCATGCTGTTCCTACATTATTATATATAGGGGCAAGGCTCGCACATTATAATGTGATTAGATAAAGGAACCATAATGGTTGTATTATTAGAACCATTATGGTTGCATCTCTTGTTTACTATCCGGCATGCTGTGCCTATTGGCGAAACGGTAACAACAAAAGAGAGAGACTAAACCAATGCCATTTGATCTATCGCAATACCTACCGTTCAACGCCTTTGTGTTCCTTTGGATACTTGGCATGCTGGCCGGTGTTTCATTATTTAACCGTAACGATAAAGAGGGAAATTAAAATGTTAATGCACACTAAACCGCAATCCGCCCTAGCTTTCGATATCTCTGGCCTTGCCCCTGATATCCAATTGCAAATCCTATCAAGCGATTTTAACCGCTCACTATTTAGTCGCTTCCCCGAAAAGCTTTTGGGGATTGATACAAACGCCAAAACAATTAAGGGCGAAAAGTACGGTATTAAAACCGCTATCTTATATCTTATGCCTAGTGATATGTCGGGTGTTATGCTTTGCGCTATGGCCAAAATTGCGGGCTGTGAGGGACCTTGCCTATTCACGGCGGGTCGTGGTGCTATGTCAAACGTTATGCTTTCACGTTTACGTAAAACGCTATATTTCAACCAATACCGCGATCAATTCATGGCGCAATTGTCGCGGGAAGTAGATCGCGAAAAGGCTAAGGCTAAACGGCAAGGCTATATATTGATCGTGCGTCCTAACGGTACAAGCGACATCCGTTTTGAAAATATACCAGTTGACGGTTTCGATAGCATTATGGCGCGACATAGCGACATCCAGTGGTACGATTATACAAAACTGGCCAATCGTAAAAGCGTTCCCGCCAATTATGATTTGACGTTTAGCTATTCGGGCGTTCCCGCATATGCGCCCTATGTCGCTAAGGCCGTTGCTAAGGGTGAGCGGATTGCCGTTGTCTTTCGGAACCGTGCAACAGTTGAAACTATGCTAGCCAATGGCGAGACGTTCTTAGGATTGCCAGTTGTAGACGGAGACGACACCGATATTCGGCATTTAGACGCTAAGGGCGTTATTGTCGCGCTATATGCCAAAGGCAAGGCGCGGCGCGATCAATCCGGTTTTGTTGTAGGATAAGGGGATATATTATGAAAAGCTTTGTCATAACCGATAACAGTAAAGGCGCGGTTTATAGTGCCGATAGTGTCAATCAATCGATTGCATCGCACAATAGACGGTCGCGCAATAAGATCGGCAAGGGTGAGGCTAGCCTTATTCACGCCTTGCTAAAGGGCAACCAAAAAGGGTGAACCGTTACCGCCATATTAACCGCGCCGGTCAATCAGGCGCGGTCTTTATGGCGCTAATGCCAGTAAAGAGAGAGTAAACTATCATGAACCGTACACTAAACACTATTGCCCGCGATATTAGCAACGACTGGATCAAGCCCAACTTTGGCGCGGTCCCTTATCTAGAGGCTATGCATAGCTTGCAGACTATCGCGGACAAATACTATTACGACAATGCATCTGATATTGTGCGTTACTTCCTATCCAACGCGACATCATGGAAAGGCGATACCGCCCGCGCAATCAAAGCCGAATTAAAATCAATGCTAAAGGGGAATTGAAATGGCAACTGTAAACCTAACGGAAATGCAACTGCACGATCTAATCAAAGCTATGGATGAGGCGCGGGTAAACCAGCGTATGATGGCGGTATATGCTGACGAGAGATGCCGCGAGATCAGTGCTCAAATGCACTACAACACCGCCGAAAAATATGAGGCGTTAATCTTGGCGCTACAGGCACAAATAAAGGAACCAGCAATATGACTTGGACAATCGACGGTAGCCTTGCGCTACAAAATCTTGACATCATTAGCAACGGCACGCGCATTTGCATGCTTGATTGCGACAACGACACTGCGAGCGACTATGAAATAGCGGCTGCTGCGCGATTGATAGCCGCCGCGCCTGACTTGCTGGCTGCGTTAGTGGAATTGGATGCATGGGCCATGAACGAAAGCGGCGCAGCATACCCAGAAGGGACATTTGAAGTCGTCCGCGATGCAATTGTCAAAGCGATAGGGGCCGCAGCATGATTAAGACACCGCAAGCCGCGCCCTTAAACCGCAACTATCGCGTATCATCAGAAAGCGTATGGCCCCTGCGCGGCCTGGATGGCAAGACGTTTGCCGAACGGCGCAAAGAACAGGAGCAGCGCAAATGAGCGAGACAGCACAACAACACATCGCCCGCATCAGCGAACTGCTAGATGATGACGCATTGCCCGACAGATACACCGAACGGGCGGAGGCCACCTTGGCCTATCGCTTGATGGAATATCTCCAATCGCTTGGCGTGATAAACAAAGACCATGTGTGCTATCTACGCTGGCCCCCGATAGAATTAATTGAAGATGCCGAAGCAGCATTGAAGGATGAGACATGACAAATGAAGAATTCAAAGCGATACGCGACAGGCTGAACCTGACGCAAGGCCAGCTTGCTGATAAGATAGGGCTGTGCGAAAGGTCGATAAGATATTATGAGCAAGGTGGTCGGCCAGTGCCAGCTACAGTCTCTATCCTCTTAGAGACGTTTCTAAGGGGTCTGGAGCATGCCTAGCTATAATCGGGACCGTAACCTAGCAATCGCCATGTATGCCTCTCTATGGGCTTTATACGGGCTTATAACAGTAATCAAAGGATAAGACATGGCCGGACACATTAAACGCCGCACAATTGCATCCAACTTAGACAAGGTTGGCGAGACTGTCCTGCTGGAGAAGATTGCATCCGGCCTGACGATGGCTGGCCTTGCCCGTGAATTGAACATCAGCAATCTATCCCTCTACCATTGGATACGCAAAGACCCGAACCGAGAGGAGCGGTTCAAGCAGGCGCGGTCAATCGCGGCGGAGCAATGGGCGGATGAGTGCTTGGACATTGCCGATGCCTCGGACAACAACTCGGCTAACGCTGACAGGCTCAAGATCGAGACGCGCAAATGGATGGCTGGTGTTGCGAACCCTGACAGGTTCCAAGCCAAGCCAGCCACAGCAATTCAAGTGAACGTGAACCAACTTCATCTTGATGCACTGAAGCAGCTAAACTTGGCGTCATCAAACCCACATGACCAGATCGACGACAACACCATCATCGACATCACACCACCCAAGCAAGTCGGCTCTCATAATCTCGATGCGGATGACTTGCCGGGTGTTTTTGATGACGATTAACGGAAAACTGCCATCCGTGCACGGTTTGGAAAATCCGTGCATGGTTCGGGCCAGGTTTAGGGCCAGGTTTAAGCACGCATTTCCGCCATCCGGCCGGAAGTGCACGGTTTGTCGGCGTATTAGTCCCCATTAATAAGTAACAGTGCTATTTGACCACATTCAACACTGTTACTTATATTAGAGCCAATTAACTTTTTTAAACCGTGCACTTCCGGCACATCCTTAGATTTCAGCCATTTTATCCGGCCCTAAACCGTGCACCAACCATGCACGGACCCTCTCAAACCGTGCACGGATTTAAAAAAGGGGACCGAAGCCCCCTTAGTCTACTTTACGTTCGCGTAAACCTATCAGCCGATCAAGATACCATCGGGCCTTCTTCAAGTCCTCAATCGGCTTCCCTTTTCTTTCATAGCGCCACATATATTTCATGATATTCCCTTTCAAATATCCTGCATATGCCTCTGGCCCCATCGACGCTTCGATACCTTCGATGGCCTCGATGCCACCAGACTTATAGTGCGATGGGCTATTAACCACATCGACTACATCGGCCACCTCACCATTGAGCGCATCCCTGATCTCTTTGTATCGCATAAAATCGTTCCCATACATTAGGCCTTCTCCTTCTCCAGTTCCTTTTGCAGCAACGCATTTTCTTTTTCCAACTTACGGATAAGTAAATGGGCCTTGACGAGTTTTGAGTGAGCCGCATTGAGCGATCTAGACAGCCCGACAATCTTTATCTTGGTCATCTCCTTTTCAGGAACGCCATACAGCGCCGCGTCTAGGTGGATGGCCCCGATGATGTCGGGAGTTGCCGCCCAGTTCTTTAATCTCTCTTCGTCCCAATACATTACAGTTCCTCCTCACCTGCTCTAAAGTTAATCTGAACGCCAAAGAAATCCTCCGGCTGTTCATCAATCATGGCGTTGATGATCATGTGGTCTGCATCGCCAATGAGAAGCTCAAGACCACGGAACACACGCTTCGTTCGTGTGGACCGATCCCTTGTGGGGTCATAGCCGTGGGTCTTCATCTCTCCGTTGAACTTACGCTGCGACCAGTCACGCCCCTTGCCCTCGTTGTTCTCCTTGCACCAGTCACGGAAGTCATTGAACGCCTCGTTGGTGGTCATCTCGTTGTCAGGCCCAGCCACGCAACGCTCAGTCACCCAGCGGGCCAATGCATCTTCTCCTGCGAGATATTCATCGGTAGCTTCGACTACTGCCTTTGGTGGGTTCAACCCTTCTACTAGCCAAGACTTAGCGCCTTCGATAACCCAGGCCAAGATGGCTGGGTATTCCTCTTTCAGCTTGTCCGGCAGGTCAACGTCCTTACGGATAGGCTTAGTGTCAAAGGGTATAAGGTGCATACGCCGCCGCATTGCGTCATCGACATTAGTAATCTCTGGCTTAGTGTTGCCCGCAATTACAAGCGTGAATTGCGGCTGGAACTCAAACAAGTCCTGACGCATGAACCGCGCACTGATCTTGTCCCCGCCAGTAAGCGCCTTGACCTTGGCTTCATCCCACTTGCGCGATGGGTCAATCTCCTGCGCGTGAACCAACCTTGCCCCCATTAGGGAGGCAAGTTCTGTAGGATGCCTCTGGTTGTTGGATGCAAGGAACACGTCCGCACTGGCCACGGTGGCATAATCACCAAGGATGTTTCCTACCGCGCCAAGGAACGTCCCTTTGCCATTACCGCCGGAGCCGTGAGCGAAGGCAAGCACATGCTCTTTGGTGCTACCCGTCGCGGAATAACCAGCCAACCTTTGAAGGTAAGAAATCATCTCAGCATCACCGTTGCAAGCCTCATTTAGAAACGCTTGCCACTGCGGCGCTGGCTTGCTGAAGTCTGCCTCAACCGATGTGCATTTTGTACACATGCGCGACCGATCATGCGCAAACAACACGCCGGTCTTCAGGTCCACCATCCCGGACTTGGTGTTGAGGATATAGATGTCAGCGTCTAGCTGCTCGGTGGTTGCTTGCATGGACGGCTCCACCGCAGCCAGCTTGGCCACGTTAGCTATCACATTGTATGACGCCACACGCTGCGCGATACGCTCTGCCTTTTGCGGGCTTTCGATCTTGTCTAACGCCTCGGCAGAGGCATGCGCACAAACCTTGCGCACGATGGACAGGTGCTTATTCGCCACGTCCTTCGCCCACTTGTTGCCATCCCATGCGACCCAGCCCATGCCGCCCACAACGTATCGAATATCCGAAACGTGTAGCCGTGCAACGCGCTGCGCTAATGCGATGTCGCTATACTCAATCGGCGTTTCACCAGCCGAGGCCACCATGCCGAAGTCTTCATCATCAAAATCCGACACCTCGAACTCATCGACCTCGCGCTTGTAGCCAAAGGCCGCAGCCTTACCCGCCAACCAGTCCCAACCCAATTCATACGGCGGGTGCATACGACCGAAGTCTGCTTCGATAGTATCGAGCGAGTTAACGCCGTCTTCCCAACGCTCGGCCCAGGCTGCGAATATCTCGAACGCATCCGGCTCATGGTCAGGGCCACATGCAGCCTTAATCGCGTAACCCATACGGATATAATCATCACGGTCAGGGAAGTTTTCCGTTGTGTTCGGGATAGCCGCTACCGCAGCCGCGACGTGGGTAAGACTTGGCGCGGTGAGCGACACTTGGTCTACCGACTGGCGCTCGACTGCCTTGTGTGCTGTCTTATCCGCGTGGATAATAACGCAGCCCATCATCTCTAACGTCTCGGTCAGGTCGGCAAAGAACTTCTCAATCTTCTCGCGTGTAACCAGTTTTAACCCAGCCGGACCCCGTTGCGTCAGGTCCACATCAAGACTGTAAGGCTCCTTAGTGATAGGATGTATACCTGCAATGACATACTGCTGCCCGTCACCTAGAAACTCTACAAGCTGCTCGACCCCGCGACCATCGCGGAACCGCACCTGCATACGCCCAATCTTTTCTTCGGTGCGGTACATGAACAGCCGCTTGGGGAAACGACCGATACGCATCGGGGCTTTGCCCAATGCCTTCACCGCCATATCACCAATGACCCTAGCCAGCCCCTCGTTAACAACATCAATGTCAACCGCAGGATATTTGCTGGCCTTCAAGCCGATATTAGCATGGCTGCGGTCCCAACGCTCAACGTCATTGGCTGTCGGCACATAGTCCTGCCAGCCATAGCCACCCCATGTGCCCTGTGCATTCTGCCGACCTGGTGCTTTGCCTGCCTGATCCGCTTGGATTTTAGACATGGCTGACAACTCAGCGTTCGGTGGGATAACGGACACGAGATCGGTAAACCCAATCTCATACAGTGTCTTGAATTTCATTAGTGCAACTCCCTCTTTTCAATTTCGTCCCGCCTCTGCATCAGTATATCT